CGTTGGCGTCGGTCATCATCAGGGCGCGGGCGCGGGTGTTCTCTGTGTCGCCCCAGCCCGCGCCACGGTGGGTTAGCTCGACCTCAGCCGCCGCCTGCCGAATGACAAATTGGTCGGCGGTAAGCTTGATCATCTCATGGGCCACGGGCGCGGCCGTGCCGTTGGACAGCAGCGCCACATTCAGGACGGCCGACCAGCGGTCGATGAACCCTTCCACCTCCGTCAACGTTGGCCGCGTGGATTCATTGAACATCGGCGCACCGTCCAATAGGTGACGGGTTAGCGCGGCCACGGCCTCGACGCTGCCGTAACTGTCGGCGCGGATGGTCATCTCGGCCCGCCCGCGCCGGGCCGCGGCTCGGCCCCCGCCTTCGTCTTGGCCGCCCGCTGCTGGCTACGCGCCGCCTCAACGACAGGCGCGGCCATTTGCGGCTGCCCGGCATCCGGGTCGCCCGCCGTCGGCTCTTCGTCCGGTTGCGCGGCCATGCGCTCCGTGGCGACCAACCCCTGCCGGATGATTGACGCATCATGGCGGCTGCCCTCAGGCGTCCACAATGCGCCCTGCTTGTACCAACGGCCGTTGTATTTAAATGCCCGCTTGACGCGGTATTGCACCATCTCAGACATAAGCTTCTTCCCTTGCCGGTTGTGTCACCCCGGCGTAACGCGTCAATAGTTCCTGCCACTGCCGCGCCGATTGCTCTACTTGCCAATGGTGTTCAACTTCTAGCCGCCCCGCGGCGGCCATATTGCGCCGATGAGCCACGTCGGTGACAAGTGCCCGTGTGTGTTCGTAGTCCGTGCCCGATGTGACCGGCAGCCCGCACGCCCACGCGCTTAGCGTCTTGTTATTCGACTTGACCGCGCCCCACGGGCCGGGGTAGGGCGGTAAGAGCGCCACGTCATGCGCGGCCAGCGTTGCCGCTTCCGTCTCCAGTGTCCACCGGGTGTAGTAAACCGGGTAGCTGCCTTCGATGTCCATTGGCACATGCGGCGCGTTATCGCAGATGGTCAACGCGACGCGGTGGCCGTTGGCGTGCAAGCGATCTAGATTGGCGTGGGCCGCATAGAGTGCCATGCGATTCTGCGCCGCGCCGAACCATATCAGGCGCACCGGCTCGCGTTCGGCGTGGTGCGCCTGCCGGTTGTAGTGCGACAGGAGTAGCCTGTCGGCAATGACATAGACCGGCGTTGCGCCGTGCGACCACTGTCGGAAGTCGTTAGCTAATCCCACGTTGGACGCCACAATCGCCGTGGCGTAGTCCAGTACCTCGCGGGCGTCGGCGGGATTGAACCACCATGACGGGTCGCATACGTCCCAGAAGCAAGCCGCGCCGCCCGCCCGCAACCGGGCCATGAGCGGCAGGTCGACCAGCTTCTGAAAGACGTAGGCTTGTGCCGGCGGCGGTTCCTCTGCCCACGTCACAACCGTTGCGCCTTCGATGAACCGGGCCGGCCAGATAGCCCGCAGCCGCGCCCCGGCGTTGTTGGGATTGCCCCCGGCGATAAAGCAGACGCTATGAGCCGGGCTAACCACAGAGCGCCTCCAGCCGTTGCCGCCATGCCGCCCGGCCGCGTTCGGTGGCCTCGCTCAACTTGGCGGCCAACTGCCCTTGTGTGTTCGGGTGCTGGCTTTCGTAGTCGTCACCCGATAGCGCGTAACTGACCACGTGCCCCGGCCGCACGTCCGGGTCGCCCCAAAGGGAGTGGCCGGCGGCGCGGGCGTAGAACGGATAGCGGATGTCGCTACCGATGGGCTGCCGGTCGAATTGCCCGCGCAAGGGGCGCAATTCACGGCGCAAGGTGGCAAGGTCGCCACTGTTTAGCGCGGCCATGACCACGGCGGCGTCATACGGCCAGAACGTCATCTCGTCTTCGATAACGTCCCATTCGCCTTTCAGCACCTTGGCGCGGGTGTCTTCGATAACGGCCCGGTGAATCAGGACGCAGCCCCAGCCCGACGCGCCTAGCAGGTGCAAGCGGCCACGTTCGGGCGCGTCTAGCATCGGCTCAGGCGGCCAGGCGTTGCCCGGCTTGAACCATACCGGCAGCATCGGGTGATAGCGCCTCTGGACGTAGTAGCCGGTAACGTAGCTCTTGCCGTGGCTCATGAGGCGTTGCAACGTATCCGGCGCAACCACCATATCAGCGTCCAGTAGCAGTAACCACTCATGGCCGGATTCAATGAACCGGTTAAAGTGGCGCTGCCGGACTTCGTAGCCCTTTGTACCGCGGCCGAACCACAGACCGTCATCCGGCCCGCGCTCTATGGCCTCGATGCTGTCACGTGCCGGGCCATAGTCTACCTCTGGCCCGGCTACGCCGATGTATACCGTGTTGCTCATATCATCCTCCTGTTATGAGCGACGCGGATTAAACGATGTCCGACCAGAAGTAGCCGAGCGCAGACGCCACAACTTTCTGATCCCACTGCTCCTTGATCTGAATCACGTCCGCATGACGGGAGAAGTCACGATAACGGTAGATGGTTCCCTCACCGCCGCCGCCGCCCCACACGAACGTCTTACCGGCGCTGATGTCGAAACTACCCGCGCTCGGATTGACGTACAGCAGGAGCGCGTCGTCGTCAATGACCGGCGACGTGGAAGCGGCCGCGCCTTCGTTGGCCGTGTTGTAAATGGCGCTGGAAACGAGATAGTTCTCAATACCCAACACGGCGGCAATGGCGCTGCGCACACTGGCGTTCGTGGCCGATTGCGTGTACTTGATACGGTCAAGCACGTCGGGGTGGCCCATGAGGGCGCGGTCGACGATAGAGCCGACCACAAGCGTGTTCGGCGTATAGCCGGTGGCCTGCGAAATGGTATCCGAGGCGGTCATGATGTCGGCAATCGGGTCGCCGCTGGAATAGTCATCCCAATCGGTGGCGCTGCTGTTGTCCGTGCCCCAAACGCCGGTCTTCATGAAGTCGGTGGCCCACTGCAATTCCTTGCGGAGCAAGGACAGTTGCAAAAGGTACTCAACCCCGGCCCGTTCCAAATCCATCGGCAGCATCGAATTGGCGCGCACTTCGTCGGGCAGGGCGTAGTCAGCCGCCCATTGCAACGTCTTGTACGTGTCGCTCTCGATACCGAAGTCCACGCGGGCGAACGGGTCGCCGGGGGCGCGGGGCTGGAGGCCGTCGGATTGCCAGTACTTAGCGGCGAATTTGTAGAACGTACCGCTATCGGTGTTCACCTGGACGGCCGGAAAGACGCGCCCGGCCACAAAGCGGGCGGCGTTCTGGCGATAGGCCGCCAGCATGTTGGTCAATACAGGTTCAATGGTTTGAACGTCGTTAATCGTCGGCATGATCCATTACTCCTAGAGGTTGCTCAGGCTAACCAGAATCTCGCACAGGTCGCCCGCGGTCGTTGCGGCGGTCAAGGCGCGGCCAACGACAGAGTTATTGGCCGTGGTCGTTACCGTGGCCTGCCCGGTCGAATTGGCGGTGAGCAACGCGCCAATGGTGACGCTGCCGGCCGTGACGACTTTGGTCATGCCCGCGCAGACGACCGACGCGGCCTCGCCGGCCAGCGGGTCGTTCTGCAGGACGCCGACAAGGCCGCCCGTGGCGGCCGCGGCAACCTTGACCTGCTTGGCCGTGGTCGCCAGCGTGACGATGTGATACTGCTTGGCGCTCAAATCGGCCGCGGCCACAAGGCCAGGAATCCGCAGATGTTCGCCGGTGTTACCAGTCATTGCCATGATGCTACTTCCCTCCGTAGACGGCGGTGACAAGGGTGGGGCTTTCGGCCGTCACCTGAATCAGCGCCGCGTTGTAGTCGATCTTCTCAGTGGTCATCTTGGCGCGGATAGCCGCGTCCAGTTCGGCCGTCGGGTCGCCGGTGGCGGCTTGCCCCTCATGACCAACATCGGCCGTCAGGGCGGCCACGCGCCCTTGCTCGGCCAGCGCCTTGAGGCGGCGCGTCAGTTCGGCGGCCGGTTCATCCGGCAGCCCGGCCAGAAGCGCGGGCAGTTCCACATCGGCAGCCAGCGACGTGTCGGCCAGTTCGGCGCTAAAATGGGCCACGCGGGCGGCTTGCGCCTGCGTCGCTTCCATCGTCGCAATCCGGGCGGCAAGGTCGTCGCGTTCGGCCTGAATGGCCGACAGTTGGTCAACGGTTACGGCCGCGCCGTGGGCATCCGGCTCAAGGGCCGGGGCGGGCGGCGCGGCATCCGGCTCGGGCGCGGCGGGTTCGGCCAGTCCCAGACGGGACAACAGCCGCTCCAGCAGCGACGCCGGCATGGTTACATTCTCGGTCGTCATATGCACCTCACTAAGGGTAATCTCGGCGGCGTATAGCGCCGCTGCCTCTCCTAAATGCGGGGTATGCAGCAGCGCGTCGCCAACGATTAGCGGCCCCTGCTGCATAGCCCCCGTGCGCGGGTCTTCCATTCCACCATCCCATACAATCTCAGGGGAGTGATACCGATACGCGCCCCGCGCCATTGCCGCCGCGCCTTCGTCGTTATACTCAGGCACGGCGTACAGTCCATCGTCACGCACTTCCAATCCGATGATATGCCCGCCTGCCGGAGTTGTGTCGGCATGGCTGCCCAGCTTGACCGGCGGCCGGAAGTGGGGCAATCGAAAGCGGGCGGCCAGTTCGGGTGTCACCTCCCGACGCTTGCCGTTCTTGACCAACGTCCCAAACGGCAGTAGCCGGTAAGGTTCACCCGGCTTGACCGTTACAAACTCCGTTACAACGTACTCAGATAGTTGATTGTCCATAAACGAAAAAAGGCCAGCGGCTAATTGCCGACTGGCCTCAAGGACTCTGGATTAGCGGCGGGCGCATGGCCCGGTCTCAAGGACTCTACCGCGTGCTATTCAGTTAGTACTATTCTAATCGCACTTCTGTTCTGTGTCAATCTGCCTATCGGCGGCCGTGTCAATCGGCGGCGCGGCGGGGATGTCGATAACGTGCATCCGGCCGCAAGACGGGCAACGCATTTCGATATGCGTACCCGGCGGCAGATAGCCGACGAAGAGCAGGCGGCTACACTGCCGCGCCCGGTGTCGGTACTCATGGCGCACGTGTCGCCATGTTGCCATAGTTAGCGTTGCGGTCATCATGAGCCTAGAAAATCCACCATGCGCTTAGCCATCGCCTCGTACAGTCGCATAATGCCCGGTTTGGCTTTCTCCAGGATGGTTGCCACCGTCCACCAACGGCCCCGATGAACGGCGGCCTGGTCTTCGCTGATAACGTAGGGCGCGTAGCTTAGGTTTGTCCCTAGCTTGCCTTCGTAGCCGCTGCCAATGGCGCGCACCTCATAGATATCGGCCCGGCCACCCAGACCAATCGACCGACCTAGCGTGCCGGTACGAACGTAGCTAGACGACGGCCGCGCCGCCGGGTATTGGGGCACGCTGCCCTGAGTGTGAGCCAGCGCCGCCGTGGTCGTCTTTTCCATCTCGCTCTTAAGGCGATCCGGGTAACGTTGCATCCGGGCGATCAAGTCGGGCGGCGTGAATTTGACGTTAATCTCAGCCATAGGTCACACATCGACTAATGCCAATTAATGATACTATGCACCTGTCGGTACAAACGCACCTGCCCCCCGCTCTTCGTCGGTTAGCGCCTCCAGGACTACCGGCTGAAGCCAGCAACGGCAGTTGACGTGCGCGGGCGGCGTGATGACACTCAGGGGCGCACGCAAGGCGCGGGCCAACGCCGGATTAGCAGCCAGCGCCGCCGCGTTGAATTCCCACCCCTTGTCAAGCTCGACGAACGTGTTATGCAGGCGGCTACAAATGGGGCATACCATTTCATCCCGTGCCGTTTGCCAGCGCTTGCCGCCGACCACCCCGCTGGCCTTCCATGCCATGACGTTACCACTGGCATAGACCCGCGTCACCTCAGTGACGGCGATGCGATGGGCGCGGCGTCTATCGAAGAACGGTAGCAGCCGCCGCTCCAATTCAGGCAGCGGCGCACCCGATCTAACCCATCGGTCAATCTCTCTGGCAACCCCGCGCCGCGTGGCGTCGTTTAGCGCCCATGCCCACGGGTATGAGCCGTCCGGTAGCAACCCCGCGCCGCCCGTGCCTAGATACATATCCAGCCAGGATAGCGCGTCTTCGTTGAACACGTCCCAGTCAATCAGGACACTACCGGCGCGGATAGCGGCGGCCCCGTCGTCACCCCCGGCGATAAGGATGTCCATTGTCAGGTCGGCAAACTCGCGGCGCATGTGTGGCAGATACGGCTGCCAGAAGCCCGGCTCATTTAGGCGCGGCATAGTCCCTCTTGGCCTGTCGGGTTACGTCGCGTCCCTGTCGCTGTAGGAACGCGGCCATTTTGCGCTGCCACTGCCGTTCCATCCGGGCGCGGTAAGCGTCGTTGCCGCCCGTGGCGTAGTACTCAGCAACATCGGCGCTAAGGTCATCTTCGTCTTCGTCGTCACCCGCGGCCGGTTCCTGCCGCCCGGCTAGGGCGTCCCTCATGGCGTCGGCGCGTTCGGCGGCGTCTTGCCGGGCCATGTCCCTGTCGGCGTCAATCGCCTCAACATCCCGCGCCGGCAGACGCAGGAGCGAGCGCAGCCACACCTCATCCTCTGACGTCATGGTAACGGCCCCGGCGCTAACCAGTTTCGTCAGTGCATCGGCCACGGCCGCCGGTTGCACGTTGCCCGCCGGGCTATGCTCCAGCCGCACGCCATGCGGGTCAAGGCCATTCAGCAGTAGCAGCCGTTCGGCGGCAAACTTTGTGAACGTCTCCGCTATCGTATCGGCCACGGCATTCAGGGTTAGCGTGAAGAAGTCCCCGGCCGCCTCAAATGTTGCCAGCGCACCAACGTTGTCCATCCCCAACGCCAGGAATTGACTAAGGGCCGCCATGAGCATCTGCTTGTTGTAGCGCTGGATCGCAATGTCGGTATCGGCTACCTTGCCGCTGCCACTGGACGCCACGAGAGAGAATTCCCAGCCGAACGGCAGGACAAGCCCGCCCATTTCATCCGCCCGCACGTTGCGAACAATGCGCCGGGCGCGGCCCACGTCGGTCGACAGGTCGTCACTGTCGGTTGTGTCGGCCCCCTCAGGCAGCCGCATGACCGGCAGCCCGGCTAGATTGCGCTCTATGCCGATGGCCTCGATCTGCTGTAGGTTCTTGACGTAGAACCACGCCGGCCACGCCGGGCGCAAAAGCGACTCCCCTTCAGGGTTGCCCCTTGCCCGGCGAAAGCGATAGATGACCATACGCTCTATGGGGATAGGTTCCGACCACAGATGCGGCCATTGCTCAATTCCCGCCATGCCGCCGTCGTCACTGAAATTCCACCTCATGAGGGTGTCAGGCGCAAGGGGGCGAAACTTTTTCCACAGGATGCGGCCGTTCACCTGCTGATAGGTGATAGTGAACATCGACCAGCCGTACCACAGGAAACCGAGCGCGTCGGTGATGTGGTCTTCCCAACTATGGCTCATGGCGTCCAGTGCGTCATTCAGCAGCATGAGGCGCGGGTCTTCGTCGCCGTCGTCACTGACAAAGTGCCAGTCAATATCCCGGATGGGCATCTCAACGGCCATACGCAACGCGCCAATAACCGGGCTGTTATAGAGCATCTCGCGCACGCGCCGCGCCTTTTCGCCAGCGCCTTGCCACTCGCGCAGAAACTCGTCACCTATCTCGCCCCACCCTGTTGTGTTGAGGCCGGTGTCGCCTATGTCTCGATACAGGTTCGTTCGTCTTACTGCCATTACTATACCTTCCATCGGCTAGGGGTTTCGGGTTGTGTGGGGAGTGGCCCGGCGCGGCGTATCAGCCGGGCAAACGCGCCACTCAGGGCGTCTACCGGGTCGCGTACCGCGCCAAGAGGGAACGCGGTCACAATGTCCAAAAAGCGGCCGTTCCACGGCGCGGCAACCATGCGAACGTTGCCGCCCGCCGCTTGCGCGGCTACCGGTTCGGCCCTCAGCACCTTGTCGCCCGTTGGCCTGTCGGCGTAGACCACGTACCCGGCCAGGCGGCGCGTGGTCGCCTCAGCGCTTTCCTTGCCGCCGCTGCCCGGTTCCTGTTCGTGGCCTATCTCAACGTGTCCATAAGCGGCCCTATCGGCGGCGGCCGTTTGGACAATCACGCGCTCCCGTTCATCGGCGGCCCATTGCCCCATGACTAGATCGCAGATGGTATAGACGCCACGCGATTCAGCCAGCAACAACCCGGCCGTGTACGCGCCGCCGTTGGTTGTGCCCGCCTTATCCCAGTAGCGCACGTATCGCGCCCCGGCCGGCGCGGCGGCGACGATGGGAAACCATTCCCGCTTAAACATGTTGCCGTCACGGCCGCGCGGCCGTTGCTGATACAACGCGCCCCAATAGTAATCCCCGTTGGCCCGCATGATACCGGCCAATGTGTCAGCGGAGTACCGCGCCGGGGCCAACGCCTCGCCCGCCTGCCGGTTGTCCGGCGCAAGGGTGACGGTTACGGGATAGGCGGGCGGCTCTTCTTTCAGCGCGGGCAAGTGAACAACGTGCCAGTACTCCGGCTCTACTGCCTCATGGGCCAATAGGCGGCCGGATAGGTCGTCTTCGTGCCAGCGGGTCTGGATGACGACGATTGCCGCGCCCGGTTCCTGCCGGGTGTAAAACGTTGACCGATACCAGTCCCACTGCCGGGCGCGGACGGTCTCCGAGGCGGCGTCTTCGGCGTTCTTTACCGGGTCGTCAATAATGCCCAGATGAAACCCCTTGCCGGTGATAGGGCCGCCAACGCCCGCCGCCCACATGCCGCCGCCTCTGTCGGTTTCCCAATGGCGCACGCCCCACGCCGCGCCACTCAGGGCACGCCCGGCGCGGGTGTAATTCTCTCTGGCGTTGCGGCTCAGGGTATAGGCCAGTTCGGCGGCGTAGCTATTCAGCCCTACCCACCGCGCCGGGTGACGGTAAAGGTAGTACGCGCTAAACAGGCGACTTACCAGTTCCGACTTCCCATGCCGCGGCGGGGCGAAAATCATAAGGCGGGTTAGCTCGCCACTGACCACGCGCTCCAGGATGGCTGATAGCTGGCTTAAGTAGGGATACCACGCATAGCGGGGATTGACGCGGGATACAAAGGCGCTGAATGATAGCGCGTGCCCGCGCCGCGCCACGGGCTGCCCAAAGGCAAAAGGCCCGGCGTCAATCTGTGGGCGCTGTATCTGAATCGTGGGCACTAAACGCCTCGATTAGCCGAACGGCTTTGTCAGTCATCACGCCATGCAATACGGCCGCCTCATGCGCCCCCTGCTGGGCTAACCAGTCCGGGTTAGTGAACACCTCCGCTTGCGCCTTTAGCGCCCGCAGATTAGCCCGCAGATAGTCAATCAGCAGGTCGCCTATTTCGATCTCTTTTTGGGTTTCAAATCGTTTCGGACGGCGGGGATTACGCCATGAATCTAGCGTACTCTTGGGGATTTGGTACTCGCGTGCCACGGCGTCAAGCGACTGCCCAGCCATAAGCGCGGCCATTGCCGCCGCTTTCTCCGTGTCGCTGTATTGTCGCTTTACACCCATACCGCCCCTACTCTAGCGCGAAACGTTTCACAATGAAACATTTTCGCCATTATAGCACAGACGTTTCACGGCGTATAGGGGGTTTCAGGGGGCGCGGCTAGTCAACAGGCAGGCAATCGACCGTGTAGCTCCATTCAGCGCCGCGCCCCTGGACGCGCATGCGATAGGAACCGGGTGACAGGGTAAAGGTAAAGTCGTCTTGCGGATAGGCCAGCACGTCACGGCTAGGCGTCATCTCAACGGCGCGGCCGTCTTCGTTGACCACGGCAAAGCCGATCCACACGTCGCTTTGGCCCAATGTCGATAACCCGGCGCGATAGCTGAGGCGTTGAACGTCGCACGCCTCAGAGATACGGAAGGCGTCGCCCGCTTGCGCCCCTTGCCCATCACCGGCGTCGACCTGCCACGGCTCAACAGGTGCGGCCGTCGCCGTGGCCGTGGCGCGGGGGATGGGCCGGGCGACCGTGGCGCTAGACCGGCCCGGCGTCCACAGGAGCGACAGGAGTAGCGCGGCCAGTAGCAACGGCGCGGCAATCAGGGCGACGCGGCCCAACGGCCCGGCGGATTGCCATTCGTGACGAAGATGGGTAATGGGGCGGCTCATGGGGGTCATGCCGTCGATTGTCGCCCCGCCCCATTACAATCCGCATTAAGACGCCAAACGCCCGCGCCTAAACCGGCGCGGGCGTCTGTAGGCAAAATCTCGGCGGGGTTGAGCCTGGCGGCCCGCCCCACCGACGAAGGGGTGAGGTAAGCGTAGTATACCACGTCTAGAAAGGGCGTTCTAGTGTTATAATGTGGGGATGAAACCGCGCCAAACCCCTTGACTTTTAGTACTAGGACGTTTATACTTAGTACTAGACAGTACGCCTTACGGGAGTGAACCACAGTGAAAG